AGAAAAGCCCCCGGATCACTCAAATCTGCTGCTTTAATCTAAACGGAACCCACCCGCTCAGAAAATCACTCTGAAAACATTCTCACTACACTCACATTCAAGATGTCCGCCACCAAAATGGAAGATTATCTCAATGGAAAGCTCGACGCCGCCGCTCTTAACAAAGCAGACATCGAGGCTTACGCTGCAGCTCAAATCAAGGCCCAAAAGGACCTTATTGAAGCATCTACCTCCGCTTCAAAAGATGCTGGCTCTGACCCCCTCGGTATGAGGGACGTTCACAAGCAAGCCCAGGACTCTGTCCAGGCTCAGTCTCAGCCCACTTCTACCAATCTGCGACCTCCTAGGTTCCAGAAAGTAGATGACACCGATGCCATCAACGCTCATCGACTCGTCCTCATGGACGATCCCTTCACCCACGTCTCTAAGTTTGGCAACAATTTCGTTGTCCCAGACTTCCATCACGCATTCACTATGCTGGATGAGATGGATAACATCATGTTGTCCACCAAGAAATTCACTGACATCAGTGAAACCTGGACTCCTCTCATGTCCCGGTACTTCTTCGGTTCTCTCCTCCTTGTGCATACTCTCCGCGTTCAACGTGAAGCCGATGCCGTCACCCCCACCGTCGCAAACTTCCTTGATCAGTTTGAAAAGGATTTTCCTCTTCACTCAATTCCAATCCCTGGTCCAATGGTCAACTTCTTCGAATGTCTCGCTGCCTCCAACGTTGCTGTCGCTGGTTTTGATCCCGTCTCGCCGATTCTCCCCAAGAAAGCGAATGTCACAACTCGGGCCAAACTACTCTTCAACAACAATCTCGCCGGCCGTATCCCTCACCCCCTCATCATGCTCGATCAGATGCACGTCTTGATCAACGCTATGGGTAATGGTGACCGCGCAACCCGCATCTCCAACGTCGCTAACTGCTCCGTCTTTTTCAACGGAATCTTTAGCATCGGGATGTCCAACGCCGCCTCCGCCGATCCTTACGAACAGACACCTGTCCACGCCGTCAACACCGCCAATCACATTGCTTGGGTCTTCTCTTACCCAGACGTCGCTTACCCGGTTCTATCATCGTACAACGCAGCCTCCTCCTTCGTCGACAACATCAATCAACTTCGTCGCGTCCTCCCCGCCCGTCTTGATTTGTCTGGAGCTGGTAACGCTACTCAACTCGAGTGGCCCGAATTCGTGTCCATCATGGAGTACCCTCGTCTCTTCAGGTACATCCTACGTCTCATGGCCGAATATAGCAAGTTCTGGAAAGGTTCAAAGTCCCTTGACCTCATCCCACTTGCCGGAAAACCTAGCCTCCAAGTCGCATTCACTAAAGATGGTGCCGAACACGGATACCCTACAACCCGGTTCCCCACGTTCACCCATTCTTTCACTGGTGCAGTCCGTCGCTCTCAGATCTCTCCCGCCGATCGCATTGATGCCGCAACTTCAGTGCTCAACTATTCCCATCTCGCCGATGGTGGTGGAATTGATCGCGCCAACCCTGGCATTCCTCGTCAAGGTGGTCCCTTCTTCGACGATTCCGAAATCGTCTTGCGTACTCGCAACATCAACCCTTCTTTGGGTTATGGCTCCGTCGCAACCGAGAAGTACCACTTGAAGAATACCAAGTAGGCACAGCGTTTTATTCTTTGCTTCTTTTTCAGCTCGATAAATCTCCGCTCGCTCACAAGTCAGTTCAAGCCTGCCCTCGTCGTAGCGTAAATTGTTATATCAAATTACAGAAAAAAAAAAAAAAAAATAAAAAAAAAAAAAAAAAAAAAA